ACTTTGTTTGATAGCGCACAGACTGACGAGCATACTGCATTCCTTATACAATCCGAATTTCGCGCAAAGTTTGGAAGTAACACGGATATGAAATATGGAGACGCGGCAACGGGTCAAAAACTGCATTGGATATATAAAGATAACACAACTTCAAGCAGTAGTTATGGAGCAATTGACGGAGGCGCAACCGACGCACTTAACGCAGGCACAAACAACGCGAACGGCATCACGTTAGGAAATAACAGAGTATCAAGTTTTTCATTAAACGGTCAAATGCAAGAGTTGATTTTATTTGGTGAAAACAAATCCAGCAACCGCACATCCATCGAAGAAAACGTTGGCGACTACTTCACCCAAAACACGCCACTCCTCGACACGTACAGCGGTGCAGCGGCTGCGTATTCATTGAGGCTTTTGGATTCAACGTACACGGGTGACGCTATCGAAGTTTACGCAGGTACAAACGGAACGGCTGATATCGGCTTTAATATTTTTGGAGAGCTTGATACGGTCGCACTCGCAGCGCATTGCGGTACTCAAATCGGCACAGTACAAACTTGGTACGACCAATCAGGAAACGGAAATAATGCGATTAATGGAAACACGGGTAGCCAACCGCAAATATGGGACGGGTCGGGCGTAGTGACCCAGAACGGAAAGCCGACAATTAGCGCATATGGTGGCGGCACTGTTCGAAGTTTGCAGGATACAGTTAGTTCTGATATTTTACACGATAACAATGAGTTCACGCAAATAGCGGTTTTTGAATCACCTTCAAACGGGCACGTATTTTTAAATAATTTGTCTGCAACTTTTCCGCATTGGAGGGTACGCAGTGGTGGCGCGACAAATAGCACGGCAGCAACGCCAACCTCACTAACAGGGGGCAATAACGCCTTTGTTCAAACCGTTGGTTTTTTGTCACGCAGTGGGAACACGGTGGAGTCATATGAAAACAATACTTTAGCAATTAACGGAACTGATACAGCAAATATCACTACGTTCAGCGCTAAAATTGGGATTGGTCGCCTTCGTTACGGGGGTAATGTGCAGGAGGTAATTATATGGCCAACAGCACAGACAGACCGAGCCGATATCCAAGACAACATTAACACGTTCTACAACATCTTCTAATGAACGGATATATTATAGTCCTACCAACGGACACGCAGACAAGCGAGCGCAGAGCGTACCAAATCACGCGCGAACTCTACAACATATCACGCCCTGTATTGATACAGGCAGACGGGGAAGCGGCTTCGACCGTGTTCGGGATTATAGTACACCCTGACGGAGTACAGAACGCGTTGCAGGTCGATACGGATTACCTCATCAACGTACACCCCGCGGCAAACCTTGAGCGTCTTGTGGCGTGCTTTCCTGAGCTGTCGAACGATGAGCGGTACGGACTCAGCAGCTACGTGCAGGTCAACCAAAAGTTTCCTTTCGGGCATATCGTGCCAAGCGATACGACGATAAGAACACAGGAGTATATGGATGAAAATGGTTGGTTCCCTGAATCGCCTGAAGGTGAAATTTAAAAGCAGTAAATTGCACGCATGAAGGTAACATTACAAAAACCATACAATAAAAACGGCTGGAAATGGTCAGCGGGTAAAGTTGTAGACGTTTCAAATAAGTTTGCCGCAAAACTTAAAAAAGGCGGGTACTTAGACAAGCCCGAAAAAAAAGAATCAAAAAAAATTAAAGAGTAATGGCACAGACAGTAGGATTAATAAACTCGAGCAATATTCGGGTTTTCTCAGGAACATCGGAAGGCGCTGAGGTAGTTATTGACAAGGTAACCGAGTGCAGTATTTCGGTAACCAGCGATATGCGCGACATTACGACAAAGGCCAGCGGCGGATTCCGTGAGCTTTTGCCCGGTTTGAAATCGGCAAGCCTAAGCATTTCAGGTTTGTTTGCAGAAGACGCGACAAACGGTTACAACGACTTTGCCGCTGCACAATTGGCAGGCACAAAATTGTTCTTTCTTTACACTCACGTAGACGCTAACGGCGCTGCCAATGTAGGGGATGAACAGTTTCAAATTGAGGGCTTTATTTCCAGCCTTGAACAAACCGCAGGCGTAGAAGACAACGTTGGTTTTTCAATGACTGTTGAAATTACTGGCACAATTGAGCGCGAAGTCATCGCATAATTTTATCTTTGCCACATGGTAGAGATAAAACTTGACGGCAAAACCTTTCCCATCCGTGCAACTATGCGCGCTTGGCGAAAGTTTGAAGATGCGACAGGTAAAAAGGTGGCAGACGTTGACAGCAACGACGTTACTTTAATTCCTGAGCTGGTTTATTATTTTGTGCAAGAGGGTTGCAAAAATCAAGGCATGGCGTTCGAAATGGACGTTGATGATTTCTTTGGTATGATTGAAATATCAGATTTGCAAAAACTCAGCGAAGCCGTGGCCAAAGTCATGGGCGGCACACAAAAAAAAACAAAGGCCAAGGCAAGCCGTTGACGTGGGATGAAATTGAAGAAATGGGGTTAGGCCAGTTGCGCCTGACCCCTTTTTTGCTTTATGGTTTGACGTTCGCAGAGTTTGGCAACGCGATGGCGGGGCACTACAAAGAAATCGAGGAACGGGAAAGAGCGGAATGGGAGCGCACGCGGTGGCTGGCAGCTATTACAATAAACCCACACGTAAAGAAAAGGATAACACCGAAAGACCTTGCAACCTTTCCATGGGAGAAGAAAGAAAAGGCCGCCGATGGAATTGGTATCTTGCGACAGTTAGCAAAGTAACAGCATGGCAAAATTAGGCGATTTAATTGTAAGGGTTGGCGCGGACACCACGCAGCTAAACAAGAAACTTGGCGACGCACGCAAAAGCATAGCGAAGAACACGCGAGAGATTCAGCAGCTTGGCCGAAATATGACCGTTGGCATAACTGCACCACTGGCTTTGATGGGTGCAAGCAGCGTGCAAGCATTCCGCGAACAATCGAAAGCCATTGCACAGGTCGAGGCGGGTTTGAAGTCCACGGCGGGTCAGGTCGGAATAACTTCGCAGGAGTTGCAGAAGATGGCAACCGATTTGCAGAATAAAACGCTTTTCGGTGATGAGGTTATTTTAAAGGATGCAACGGCACAGCTTTTGACGTTTACTAATATCACAGGCGAGCAGTTTGCACGAACGCAGGCGGCGGCCCTTGATTTGGCGACGCGGTTAGATGGCGATTTAAAAAGCGCGTCTATTCAGTTAGGTAAGGCGCTAAACGACCCAATTGCAAACCTTAGCGCGTTGAGCCGTTCAGGTATCCAATTTAGTAAAGAGCAAAAAGACGTTATTAAATCACTTACGGAAACGGGCCGACTTGCTGAGGCGCAAACGCTGATACTTGACGAACTCAATAAGCAGTACGGAGGTAGTGCAGAAGCAGCAGCCGAGGCCGACGGAGGATTTACGCAGTTGGCTAATTCATTCGGTGACTTACAGGAAGAAATTGGCCGTTTGCTTGTCGATTATTTACGGCCTATCGTTGACCAGCTTAAAACGTTTGTGCAGTTCTTGCAAGGCACAAGCGAAGGCACAAAAAACGTGGCTTTAGCAATTGCAGGAATTGCCGCAGCCATCGGCCCTGTTCTGCTGATTTTGCCGAATTTGATAAGCGGAATAAAAGCGGCCAACACAGTTTTTGGATTCTTAAATAAGACAATATTGGCCAATCCCTTTGCGCTTGCTGCCACAGCTTTGGCGTTGGTCGTCACGGGCATCATAATGCTCACAGACGAAACGACTAAAGCAGTAACAGCAGTCGACGCATTAACCGAGGCAAACAAGAATTTAACGCTTGAGGAACAAAAGCGAAATATCGAGGTGCAAATTGAGCAACAGAAAAAACTGGTTGAGCAATTAGAAGCCGAGAAAGCCGCAAAAGATAAGATTGCCGAAAAGTTTGGAGGCAAAGCAATCAAAGAACAGAAGGAAGCAAACGCAGCATTTGCCACAGCTAACAGCGAGTTAGCTACGATGAACACAATGCTGGATGAGGTGAATACAAAGCTGGAGAAGACGCCGGTGATTATTGAGGAAGTCAAGGATGAAACGGAAGATTTAACTACAAAATCTCGCGACCTTAAAAACACTATCGGGTTTTTGATTAACGAGCTTGAGGAAGTACCAAGCGAGAACATTTGGAAACCAACAGAAGACGGTGCAAAGGACTTGACGCAGACGCTTGGCGGGTTAATGAATATGCTCGAGGAAATACCAGCTGCAACGGTTGACACGCAGCCGCTAACACAGGCAGAACAAGACTTTGAGGATTTTGCTGAATCAGTAAGTAAAGCAATTGAGACAGCAGCGGAAAGCGCGGCCATAGGCTTTGGGATGATGTTAGGTGAGGGCATTGCAACAGGTAAAGGCATGAAAGGCGTTGGCGCTATGTTGTTGGGCGTGTTTGCAGATTTGGCTATTCAATTGGGAACGCTTGCCATTGGTTACGGTATTGCCATCGACAGCATTAAAGCGGCTTTAGCCAGTATAAACGGAGTTCTTGCGGTTGCTGCTGGTGTTGCGCTTGTTGCATTAGGTGCAGGAATCAAAGGCGCAATTACCAAACGCGCAGAAGGTGCAGGCGTTCCAGCCTTCGCCGATGGCGGAATAGTTTCAGGCCCTACGCTTGGCCTTGTGGGTGAGTATCCCGGCGCGAAAACCAACCCCGAAGTAATTGCACCACTTGATAAATTGCGCGGCATGTTAGGCGGCCAGCATGTACAAGTGACGGGCAAGATTTCAGGCCGCGATATATTGTTAACGAGTGAACGTAATGCAATCGACCGAAACCGAGTAAGAGGATTTTAAATGGCTGACCCAATACGACTATTTGCAGAGTTTACCGATGACCTTGGCACAGATTACAGGGTAAACATTCACGACGCTAATTTTACAGGCACGGCAACAACGTTTGTCCTTGCTTCAGATGGTTTTGTTTTGCGATACACAGGCGACAACGAAAACCGAATGCAGGGCGTAATTGGCAGTGAATTGACGTTTACGCTAACAGAAGAAAACACCATTCACACGGTGTTCATGGATGATATCAGCACGACGCAAGAATTGCGATTTTCGGTTAGTGTTTTTAAAGACCCTGATAACACAAATACGAATTATTGGCGTGGTGTTTTATACCCCGAGCAAGTTATAAGGCCATTCGATTACTACCCAATACAAAACACACTAACCGCAGCCGACGACCTTGGTAACCTGCAATATGTAAAGCACGACAGCACAGGAAACGTGGACGTTCCAACGCTGCTGCTGCAATGCTTAAACCGTACGCGTGCGACTCACCTTTGGGATACGGATGCATTTCTTTATTACGTAAATGATTTTAAAGCCGCCATCTATACAGGCAGCAACCAACTCGACCACACTTTAATAAACAACCTTTCGTTGGGTAATCCTGACAGTAACGGAATCAATCAATACTATTCAACCATTGAGATACTTGAGAGCATAACGAAGGTATTCAACGCGCGGTTGTTTCAGAGTCAAGGCGTTTGGTGGTTCTTGCCTTTGGGCGCTCAGAAGTTTGACGCTACAGAGTTAACGGTAGAGGGTAAGCAAAAGAACGGCACAGATTTAACGCAGCAGCTTTTTGCGTCGGATAGGCCATTCAACAGCACGCTCGTGCGCACCAATGGATACGAATATAGCAACCTTGTGCCGTTAAAAGAGGTAAAGCGAACGCGTAGATATAACGGAAATTATCCGTTGATTTACGATAATCTTTATACTGAAGCAGAATTTGGGACAACGCTGAACGATACAGATATCGACTATGCGCAGGATACAGAGTTTTTAATCACTGGCACTTTTAACTATGCTTATGACGGCGATGGCACGGCAAGCGGCGATAACAGAATAGCGCGCGTAGTTTTAAGGTTTTTAATAAAAGTAGGAACGCAATACCTGAAAAGAGATGCAAATTTCACAGGCACGACAAACGACTTTTTATTTTTAGTTGATGAGGGTGTTTTGCAATACAGCTCTGTTGTTTATGGCAGTACGCAATGGACTGCAACCCCTGAATATTACGAGGTTGTAAGCCCTGTATTCGACCGAAAAGACGGCGGGGAAATAACTATGCCAATTGTTATCAATACGCCGCTTTTGCCAAGCGCACAAAATGGCCTTGATTTAAGTGTTGCTATTGTCGGTGTTGATGATACAGGCGGTTTTGATGGCTCTTTAGTAAGCACTTCGACGGCTGATTTTCAAATTGTCGTTTTGCGTGCTGATTTGCTTGGTAATAATGCGCTCGGCGACGAAATAACCTACACAGCAACGAACAGCGACGAAGCGCGCGGAAAAATTGACCAAGGTTTATGCATTTTTGGTGATGGAATAACTCAAAATTCTGACGGCGTAATTTTAGTAATTGAGGGCGTAAGCGCTGAAGCAGTTACACAATGGGAAAGTTTAAATGCAGTAGGTGCAAACATTGGAATAAATCGACTTGGAGTTTCAGAGATATTAGCAGGACAAAACAAAGCGACACCGATACAGCGCGGCACGGTTTACGGCAGTGACTTACATATGTGGCAAGTGCTGGACGACACAACAGGATATTTTGCGTTATTTCAATTAACCTTTACAGCGCGCAGCGTTGAAACAGATGTCGAAGCTTTTTTAATTGCAAGAGACGCAACGACCACAACCACAGCATTTGAAGACGCTATAAACGTAAACGACCCAATAACACACAATCCTGGCTTGGGTGTTGTTGGCGCTACTAATTCACTGAACCGCTTTTTGCTAATAGGTGAAGAAAATTTTGGTTCACGCGTTCAGCACCGTATTACATCGGTAACCAATAGAGCGGGCACAACCTACAACGTGCGGCCAATTGATTACATGGTAATGAACACATGGGCGGGCGGTAACGGCACGGCTATTATGTACTTGCCAAGCGTAGCAGATAACGAAGGCCGCGCCATTCAGTTCCATAGTGATGCAACCATAAGCGCAAACACCAATATACAGTTAAGGGCAAACACAGCGGACAGCGGCGTAACTATCGACGGCGCAGCTTCCTACGATTTTAATCGCAATTATGACGGCATTACTATCTTGTGCCACGGTTCGAATTGGTTTATCATACAGAAAAAAGAGAAGTAATGGAATGGGAATTTGTGGCAATTGTTTTGCCTGTGGTGGCGGGTTTGATTGGTGTATGGGTGAACCTAAATAGCACGGTGGCACGCCTGAAAAGTCGCGTTATTCAGTTGGAACTGGACAGCAACGAAATCAAAAGCGACATGAAAGAACTACTCGCCAGCGTCCACAAAATAGAGTTGATGCTTGCAAAGCTTCAAAAATGATTTGGGTTATCTTAGCCACCATAACGGTGAATGTTGTATTTAAGGCGCGGGAGTACGGCCGTGCAGATATTGCCGATTTGATTATAATGGTCGCAGCTTTTGCAATTTTACTGAAGTGAAATATTTTAACTATCATGAGTTTGATTGCCCCACCGCAATTAATAGCGGCGAGCACATGATGGACGACGATTTTCTGCAGATGTTAGACCGCGCTCGCCACTTGGCGGGCGTTCCTTTTCGTATTAACTCAGGTTACAGGACGAAGGAACACAACAAGAAAGTAGGAGGCAAACCCAACAGCGCCCACACCATGGGTTGCGCGGCTGATATACATTGCACAGATTCACGCGCACGGTGCTATATACTTGGCGCACTTCTCGAAGTTGGTTTTAATCGTGTGGGGATTGCAAAGACGTTTATACATGTCGATAATAGTTACGACGCGAGCCACGACGAGGATGTAATTTGGCTTTATGACTAAGGACATACGCCCACGGATAAACGCGCAGCAAAAGAAAGCGTTGGACTATCTCAGAGCCAAAGAGCGGCGTATTTTGGTCATAGGGGATTTGCATTGCCCGTTTGAATTGGATGGATATTTTGAGTTTTGTTTGGACACCTATGACCGCTTTGCCTGCAATCAGGTTATTTTCATTGGCGATTTAATCGACTCACACGCAACCAGCAGGTGGGAATCAGACCCTAACGGAATGAGTCCTAAAACAGAGCTGGAGCAAGCTATTGCAGACCTTCAGAAATGGCGTGAAGCGTTTCCAGTGGCTGATGTAATTGTAGGCAATCACGACCGTGTAGTCATGCGCAGGGCCTTCAGTTCTTCCATTCCTTCCATGTGGATTAAGTCATTCAACGAAGTGTTGGGCACGTCATGGAACTGGTCCGAGCGCATGGAATATGATGGCGTGCAGTACGTACATGGCGAAGGTGGAACAGCGCGCACAAAGGCCAAGAACGATTTACAAAGTACGGTGCAGGGCCATATACATACACAGGCGTATGTTGAGTGGATGGTAGGCAACCGCACCAAGCTATTTAGCATGCAAGTGGGTTGCGGACTTGACCGCGAAACGTACGCGGCGGCTTATGCCAAGCACTACAAAAAGCAGGCGATAGGTTGCGGCGTTGTAATCGGAGGCCACACGGCTATAAATTGTTTGATGCCGCTTTGATACCTTGCACTAAATTATAAGCATGGAATTTTTTACTACATATTGGGCCGAGATTATTTTGGCCGCAATGGGATTCATTAAAGTCATTGTGAACCTGACACCAACAGAAGCGGATAACAAAGTTTTCGGCTGGATGGATACGCTAATAAATGCAATCGTCAGCGACCGCCGAAAAGCGCGAAAAAATGACTAACTTTGTAACGCTATAGGTTGATTCCTGTTGTGTTTTTTTCATCGAGTTAAAGGGCCTCCAAACGTGGGGGCCTTTTTTTGTGATGTAAAATAATTACGAAAGTTCTTGCGGGTACGAATGTTCTTGCGTATCATTGCCCCATGAACACAAACACAACCACCATGAAAAACGCAGCGACCTTTATTCAGAATCAAATTGACAGCATCAAATTAGAATTGTCAACTACTGAGATTAACTCAGACAGATACTATACTCTAAAAGAATGTTTGGTTAGATTCAACTTGAGCCTTGAAGGACTCAAAAAATAACCCAACGCCCTTCGGGGCTTTATTTTTTTACCATGAACACAAACAACAACAACATGACACAGTTACAGAAGGCAATGCTGAAAGACATTCAGGAAGGTGAAAATGACGGCTTAGGAATGGGCTACAGCGAATTTGACGGCGAAGGTTTAACACCTCAAGAAAAGGGCACGCTTGGCAGCTTAATTGCAGGCGGTTACGTTTACAACAGCGCCACAGGTTGGGAAGACAGTAATGCGATGTATTGCACAACGTCGAAAGCACCAAGATTAATAAAATAATCGAATGCCCTTCGGGGCTTTTTTTATGCTCAAGAAAAAAAAACTTCGAAAATAGTTGCGTAACGAAATAACTTGCGTATCTTTACAGCATGACAAACGCAAACAACACTACCATGACAAACTTAGAAACAGCAAAACAGGAGCTTAGCAATGTAAACATGACCGCAATAATTGAAGCGGCTTGCAAAAAATTCACAGACGCTTGTTATGATGAAGGTTTAACAGTTGAGAAAACAAAGCGCATGATGTACAGCGCAGAAGGTTTAGATATTATCGCAAAGCTGGCAGCAAAAGCAATCTAATTTAAACGCCCTTCGGGGCTTTATTTTTTTACCATGTGGCGCGAAGGATACGACTACCCAGCAGACGACGAAGACGAAGGCCGTGACTACTACGAAGAGGCCGACGAACAACACGACAAACAACAAGACGACAAACTATGAAAAAACCTATTTGCGTACGCTCCAGCGTACAAGTAACAGCTTCGCAGTCATTTAACCAATGGCAGCAAGACCTGGCCGAGGAACGCGAGTTCCTGCGCCTGATTGATAAAATGAAAATGCACCTAAAGCAAAACCGTGAGAAATGACAAAGAAAGAGGCGGCTAAAGAAATAATGAAATTATTAGACGAAGCGAGAGAATTGATAGAATACTGGGATAAAGCAGGAAAGAAAGAAATGGGTTGGAGAATGTATGCTTATGAAAATGGATTGTCAGACGCTTTAGGATATTTAAAAGAAATTGATTGTAAAACCGAGAAAAATGAGTAACACCGATGAACTTCGGGCGCTGTCTGCGAAATACGACATGCACCCCGACCATTTCCACAAAGACCCGCGCGGCTTCGTCATTATGACGCGCAGAGGCGTTGAACACTTGCAAGCTAAAATAAAGGCCGAGGTTCGCTTTTCTACCGTGCCCGAATGGTCAGACACCAAGGAAGGGAAATACTGCGTTAAAGCGTACGCAAAATGCGAAATAGGCAAGGTTGAGACGTTTGGCGAGGCTAGCAAATCAAACAACCGCAACGCGTACCCGATTGCCATGGCGGAAAAACGCGCATTATCGCGTGCCATATTGAAGCTCGCAGGCTTCTACACCGCAGGCGTTTATTCTGAACATGAAATAGACGAATGAACCTCGACGAATTTTTTGACAGCGTAGAGGCTGACCAAGCCGCACACGTGGAAGACGTCAAGGATTACGCTTTGCACCTTCTCAGCACGTCCACAATGAAGGACGACGACGACGGGTTAGAAGATGAAATCATTGACACAGACCCAACGCCAAGCCGCTGGCGTGAGATATTCGAGCGGCTACGATTAAACCAGTTGCGTGCAATCGATTTGCCCAACTGTTCACAAACTGAATTCACTAAATCATATAAAAAACATGGAATTAATTATTGAGGGAGTTATTAAGCGCGTTTGCAAACCGATGGAATTTGAAAGCGGCTTTAGAAAGTGCGAAGTACACGTTGAGGTGCAGGATGGCAAATATCCGCAGACCTTGGCGCTGGAGTTTCTCAAAGACGACGTAGACGAAGCCGTTGCATTGCCTGAAGGCAAGACAATTAAAGCACGGTGCAACGTACGAGGTAGCGAATGGCAAAAGGACGACACGCAGCCAATGCGCGTATTTATGTCCTTAGTGCCTTGGAAATACGAAATCGTAGAAGCTGGAGCGCAGCCAGCACAACCCCAACAACCTGCAGAAGATGGCGGAAATTTCCCTTTCTGAAGTGCGTTACACCGTCAAACTACCAAAGCAAAACACACGCGTAACGTTTGAGAACTACAGCAGCTTTATAAGATATGTTGACGACCTACGAACCAAACACATAACACATGAAATCCGAATTGAATACAATGAAACTGAAAGCGTTTATAAACAAACACTTTGAAGGGCTGGACCATTGCGCCGAGGCTTTGGGCGTATCCCGTCGAACCGTAGAAAATTACATTTACAGCAACCCCACCGGGATACTGAAACACAGCGGCCAATTGATGCAGCTCGACGGCGTAGACCCGTTCGAACTGTTTGACGTGGTAGCTGAGAACGTGGAACAAATCAACCAAAAACAAAAAGCATGAAACACGTTTTTAAATATTGCAATGATGACAATTTAGACAGTTACGTTGCAAAGGCATTATTTCGCGCAGTTTTAGATGATGCATTTTTTGACATTTGTAAAAAGCTTGAAACAGATAAAAACGCTGCCGACAATTACGGTGAATTAATTGAACAGATAAAACAGAAAATGCCGAACAAAGATATGAGTATGTTTTTGGATGGCAATGAAATGGTAATTACCCCACGAATGCAAGGCGAGCCATTTGCAAAGGCTTTAGAAATGGTAAAATTATTGTTTACTGAAATACAAGCGAGCTACAATAAAGTAGACCCGTCGTGGACTGAGCAAGAACCATATGAATTATGGCTTACACAGACGACGCACCCAATGAGTAAAGAGGCAAACAAGTTTTTGCATTACATGAAAACCTACCTAATCGAAAATACAGATGATTGAATTTCATAACGGTTGGGAGCATGATTTAAAAGTCGGTCAAGACGGTGAAAGCGAATTCAGCAACTTGTTACGCGAGGGCCGACCGTTTTTCACCGTTGAATGTAAACGGGATATGCAAGTGCATGAAACAGGTAATTTATTCATCGAAGTCGAGAGCCGAGGAAGTGCCAGCGGTATAGAACACACGCAGGCCGATTATTGGGCATTCATGACGCACGACAAAAAAGTTAGTATTGTCGTAGACCGTAATACGTTGCAAAAGGTGCTGGAAGCTCACACAGGCGACAAAGTGAAAGGCGGCGACGACATGACAAGTCTGGGTTATTTGATACAAGCTAAGCAGCTAATTCGCTCAATACTGCACTACGTTGAAGCGTAAAGGCATATACATACCTCTCGAGTTGTGGAATCTTGGCGAGCTGCACCCAAATGAAAGGGTACTGCTTGCCGAGGTTGCCAGCTTCGAGGATAAGAATAAACCATGCTTTGCAGGAAACGAACACTTTGCCAACCTGCTCAACGTATCAACGGCCACGGCGCGGGGCTACATTTCCAAGCTTGTCAACGCTGGTTTTCTTGTCCGAGAGGGTGACAGATACAACCGACGACTGCGTAGAATAGCGCAAACGAGTGCGCAGAATAGCGCAGACGAGTGCGTAGATTCACGCAGACGAGTGCGCAAATCCGCGCAAACGAGTGCGCAGAATTCAGCACATACTATATCAACTACTATATCAACTACTAATACATCTACTAATAGTGCGAAAGTGTTGAATGTTGTTTTGCCGTTTCAATCGGAAAAATTTGAAGCCGCATGGAACGAATGGAAAGACTACAAACACACAGACCACCGATTTAGATACAAATCGCCCAAAAGCGAACAGCGGGCACTAATCAAACTCCAAAATGAACACACTGAAGAAACAGACGCAATCGACGCAATACATACAGCAATTGCAAACGGATGGAAAGGCTTGGTATTTAACTCACCCAAAGGCGGGGGAGCTAACAAGCGGCGAGCGGATAACCTTGAAAGAGATGTCAACCGCGAAAAGCTTGCAGAATTTGCAAGAACTGGACGTATCACGCCTGACGCTTCAAACGTGCTTTGAGGGCACAAACGTGCGCACGGCATTGGTATGCGACGAAGCACCAACACGCGCGGCACTTATCGGTATGTTAAGCCGCTGCGTAAAGTTTATCGACGCAAATAAGACGCTTACAGAACCTGAACACATAGCGATGACCGTAAACGAGCTTGTTCAGCAATTCCCAACGTTTACGCTTGAAGATTGGCGCTTGTGCCTGTACATGATGGCAAAAGAGAGCTTTGGACCGTACTACGAGCGGCTGAAGTTGGCGCAGTTTGTCGATTGCTTTACCAAATACGACCAACTGAAGCAGCCAGTGATTCAAACCATACGCGAGAACGAACGCAAAGACGCCGAGCGGATGCAGCAGGAAGCCATGAGGCATTTGCAGCCCGAATACGCCACCGAAATCAACCCAGTGGCATCAAGGGTACACCCAGCCGATTGGATGGCAGGAACGAACCGCCTGACGTACACAGAGCGCGATGAGATGCAGAAACGACAGAAGCAAGGACAATGAAGACGGTAACAAGCGTGAGCGGCGGGCAGTCGTCGGCATACATAGCGGCAAATTACCCCAGCGACTACCTTGTTTTTGCTTTGGTTACAACAGACGACGCAAAATGTAAACACCCTGACCCAATATTGCGAAAGATGGCGAGCGACAAGATTGGCCGCGAGTTCATTGGCACGCTTGAAGAGGATACAATTTTAGAAACCATTTTCGAGCTTGAGCAATGGCTGCAACAGGAAGTTCATTGGGTTGCTGGCTTACCATTTGAGCAGATAATTGACAAAAAAAGCGGGTATTTACCGAATATTATGGCGCGATACTGCACGACCGAAATGAAGATTAAACCAATGTTTGATTGGTGGCAAAATACGATTGGCAAACCCGTTCAAATGCAAATTGGATTTAGACAAGGCGAAGAACGCAGGGCAAAGAATATGCTTGATAAATGTGTTGATGGATTGCGTCAGTTTGGTAAAGTCGGATGGCAGAAGCCTGTTTTTCCTCTTATTGACAACGGCATAAAACGCGATAAAATCGTGAAATATTGGGATGATATACCGTTACCATTCGCACAGCAAAACAATTGCGTGGGATGCTTTCACCGCAATGCCTTGGTACTGCGCAAAAAGTTTGACGACCACCCGAACAAAATGCAATGGTTTAAAGAGCAAGAACAACGCACTGGCAACCAATTTAAAAGCGAAATCAACTATACTAACATTGAAAAGCATCGACCACAAACGGAAATAGATTTTTCTGATTGGTCATGCGATTCAGGATACTGTGGACTATGACACCAATTGAACAATTTTGGGCGGACCTGATGGAGTCACGCCGCTACATGATAACCGAGGTTTACGGCGCTGAATGTGCAAGCCGATATCAACCGCACCACATCGAAAAGGAGTATTTTCTGAAGCATAACGGCACGTTTTCAGCGCATCCAAGCGTAACAGAACACACCGCTGCATTTTGGGAGATGTGCAACCAACACTATCCGCATAAGCGCGCGGCATATGAGCGCAAACTAAAAAGCAACTGGCACAGCGTACAGCAAACGGACGAATACAAAATGCGCAAGCGTGAACGCGAACAGCTAAAAGATTACATTAGCGACGCAATCAACGGTAATGGCAAAGAAGCAGACGCACGCACAACTAAAAAAGAAAGTCGATGAATGGTTTTCGAAATGCATTAGATACCGAGCGGCAGACAGCGCAGGATTCGCCGAATGCTTTACCTGCCACACACGTCACCACGTTGGGCATCTCCATTGCGGACATTTTGCAAGCAGGAGGCACATGGCCACCCGTTGGCACGACCCAGCCGACGGAATCGGTAACACAGCCCCGCAGTGCGTTGCCTGCAATCTGTACGACCAAGGACGGCAGTGGTATTTCGGTCAACGAATTGACAGCCTTAAGCGCGGCAGAGCTGCGGAGATTATGCGACTCGCAAAAGATAACCGACCGTATCCAATTGCAGAACTTAGAGAACTGCACGATAGATATCAAAGAGAGGCTAACGCCATCAGCAATGAAACGCCTGCAGTCTTACGACGACCAGCAAAAACTAAGCAGGATAAGAAAGATAAGGCGAAAGCTTGAGGAGCTTTACAATGAGCATAACAGCAAGAGCCAAAGCATATTTATTCGTAAGGCTTATCGTGATGAACTATATATCTTGACAGGATACCACGGTTACTATCGTACCTAATGGCGTATATACCCAAAGGAAGCAGGCGCAGCCCGTGGCACAATACAAGGTTAAAACAAGGGCAACGAGTCAACAGAGACAACCGATACAGCTCTAAGCCGTGGCGCAGGTTGCGCGCTGCCTTTCTTCGGGAGAATCCAATCTGTATCGAGTGCAGTGAATTGGCTAACGTAGTCGACCACATCACACCAGTAACACAAGGCGGTGACTTTTGGCGCGGTCCTTTCCAACCTATGTGCGACAGTTGCCACGCACGCAAGTCAAGGCTCGAACGTGCTGATTTACAGGGGGGTAGGGGGTAGAGAAAACCATATGCACGTTATGAGAAAGT